AGTTTTAGCTTTGAGTGGTAATCCAGATGCAGATTCAGTTCGATTACAATTAGGAGCTTTAATTAAACACTTAACTCAACAAAATTTACAATCCATCTTGCAAGAAAGTGGCAGAACTATTTCTGATAGAGATCGTCAGTTGGTTATGGAAATTGTAGGGCAATTGGAGGGATTCAATGCTTCTACTACTCCTTTACCTGTGTTGAAAGAAAAGCTGAAACGATTACGTGGCGATTTTTCACGTCGTTATCAGATGTCGGTTGGAACTATTAGATCGTATAGAGACATGGATGGCGAAGTGCGTAGCAGAGGGGGCACATTATTGCCCACTGGAGAATATTATGACATCCTTTACAACCAAGGGATGGTAACGATTGGTGCTGATGACGCAGGATCAATAGTGGTTCTATAGAATGAATTATGTTTGAAGTTATTCTCCCAGACGGTACTTTAGTAAATGTAAGAGCGTCTTCTAAAGAAGAGGCTCATGCTATTGCTACTAAATATTTTGCTGAACAACGAGCCGGTTCCCAAGAAAGAGGAGGCTCTTTAAGCCCAACCCCAGTTATTGGTGTGCCGAATGCCAGCCCAATACCAAGTGACAATGAAAATTTTGATTACGAAACAGGTGTAGCATTACCCGGCTTACGTGCTGCTTTAGGATTCGCTGAAACAGCAGAAGAAAAAGAAGATTACTTAACCAATAAAGTGGGTTCAGAAGGCTTTACTCGCGACAGTGCTGGTAATCTAGCTATCACTGTTAAAGGACTAAAGAAACTAGGTATATCTTCTAAAGACGGTAAAAATGTAATCATTGATGAAAGCAAAACGACGTGGGGAGATGTAGCTGACTTTTCTGGTATTGTTGGACCGATAGCCGGTACTTTAGTAACTATGACTCCGTGGGGGAGAGCTGCTAAATACGGACATAGTTTCTTGAAAGAAGTAGGATTAATGGCAGCCGGTGCCGGTCTGGGTAAGGGCGGTGAAGAACTGGTAGAATCTGTTGTCGATTATCAAAGACAATCTCCGCAAGAAATAGCTGAAACAGCAGGAAAAGAAGCATTATTTATGGGAGGTGCTCAAACTGTATTTGGAGCAGCTGCTAGAGGTGTGAAAGCTTTGATAGGTCCCAAGGCAAGCGTTGAAACGTTGGACGCTATCAACGATATGGCAAAAGGAATGCCTGATCCTAAAATAGTGGCAGCCAAAGAGGTTGAACTGGGCAGAGCATTGACAGCTAAGGAGTTAGCTAAAATTCCTAAAATACAAGCCATTCCTCATCAATTGGCGTTAGGACGACCTATACCCGGAAGGATGCAATCCGCTTACGAAACTATCCTTAATCCAAAACGTCGCCATGGTAAAAATATTGCTTATTTAGAAGCAAGGATGCAACAACTTATGAAAGCGACTGGGGCGACAGAATTAGACATTGCTAAATTCTCTACCAAGTTAAATACCGGTACTCTTGTTAAAGAAGACATAATGAAACTGGCTGATGATTTTTCTTTAACTGGAAAACAAGCGGAAAACGAGTTTCAAAAATTATTAATAGCTGCTATTGAGAGAATAGACGATGGTATCTTTGATAAGTTACCTAAAATTACTTTTGACGAAGTAGCGGTCACTCTTAACAAAGTTGCTACTCGGGAAGGAGCACAAGACCTTGCTACAGTTCTTTCTGGACGTATGGGGTTAGATAAGGAAACCGGAGAAAAAATATTTTTTGAGTCTAAATTTATGGAAGCTTTTAAGACAGCAAAAGAACAATTCAGAGCAGAATACGGCGCTATCAATGAAATGTTTTCTTTAGGATTTCAGCGTGACGCCGCAGGAAACATAATGAAAAATTCAGCAGGAGAAAATCTTTATTGGCGTACACTTGAAGAAGTCGTAGCATATTACGATGATTTAGCTTTAACTACAGGTCGAGCATTGCCTCCTTGGTTAAAGCCCGCAACAGCAGAAACAACTTCTGTTGAACAAAGATTGGTAGGAGCAACTGAAACAACAACAATTCCACGGGCAGGGGGAGGAATTGATTATGTAGGAGGTCAAGCTCCTCAAACAGAACCGTTTTTTTTAAGGCGTCCTAATTTACAAGCAATAGCAGAACAGGAACAAAAATTAGGCAGAGCCTTGACATCCAATGAATTAGCTCAGATTCCTGAAGTGTTGACTGGAGCCGGCAGAATACCACAGCTTGCTTTTATTCCCACCGGGCAAATAAAATCTATGGCACAAAGATTGTCTCAAGAAGTCCCCCGTGGTACTCCTCAACTGGATGCCGCTAAGGGATTAACTCAAAATGACGTGAGTGCAATCATGAATTTACCTGATTATCTTACTTTTCAACAATTTCATAATTTTCGACGTGGCTTACAAGGGGGTGATGAACTATCTGCTTTTATTCCCGGAGGATTAAGCCGAGATTGGAAAAGAGAATTTATGCGTGTTGTAGATGACAATATAGCCACGTTAGCTGAAACCGGTAACGCACAAGCCGCTTTTTTAACAACTCTACCCCCTTATTTACGTGAGCTTTATGATCCGAGCACTATCGCTAAAGCACTTACAGCATTTAAAAACACTAATACTAGATTTGCAGAACATAGCAAGACTTTTGATGATGCGTTATTAAATAGTGTCAGAAGAAAAGTAAAAAAAGGTGGTTATGATGCTGACCAATTGGTGACTGCAATCCTTGGAAAAAATCAGCCGGAACGTTATCGAGCTTTTATGAACATATTGCCCGAAGCTGAAAGAGAAATAGTGGAAAGACAAGTTCGATCACAATTTTTAACTTTATCAGTACAGAAAGCTTATGATCCTATTGACAATATACTTGATCCAGTTATTTTAAAACGTGAATTACAGAGCATTGGCACCACAGCGGAAGAACTAATGGGTCCTTATTATAATCCTTTTGTGAACCTTTTAGATTCGATGAATTTTCATGGGGCTAAAATGACAGGAGAACAAGCTGGTAGATTAATGGGACGCTGGACCAAGGATTTTCCCAAAGCAGATGGTGTGCCTCAATCCTTACATATCATGTCACGTATTGCAAAAGCTGCTGAAAAAGAAGCTCAATTTGGAGCAAACCAACTGGTGAGAGCAGTTCGTGATCCTAAATTTGAGCCAGAAAGGATTGTTAAAATAGTTTTTAAGCCTCAAGGAGCTAAATTAATTAATGATGCAAAACAGATGTTAGCTCCTGAAACATTTGCATTAGTACAGCAAGACGCAATGAGAACTTTGTTAAAAAGAGCAACCGGCAATCAAGGCACGCAAGTACAAGAATTATTTAATTCCTCTAGACTTCAATCTACTATGCGCTCATACGGTGATGAAACTTTAGAAGCTATGTTTGGGAAAGAAAATCTTCAACTTTTGAACCAGTTTAATAAAGAGATGGCAATTATTACTGGAGTGGAGGGTCAAGGTGCAGGTAATATCGTAGCTGGCGCGGTAGCTCTGTACGCATTTAATTTAGCTAATATTCAAACGGTAGGAACAATCGGTATTATTGGACGATTACTTTCTAGTAACCGAGTAGTACAAGCATTATCCAAGACTGATGCCGGCTCTATCCGGGTAGTCATGAATGCAATGCAGCGTGCTATCCAATTGGAAATAGCTCATCTTTTAGCTACAGGACAACAAGCGGCTGCGGATGAATTACAGGCAGCTATTGATCATGTAAATGTCCCTATGGAAACTCAAGAAAACGTCATAAACGAAGCCGGAAATATTTTAGAACAAACCAAAGAAGCCGTGACTCCTATCAGAGATACTATCAGACAAACAATTGGAGAAACTTTTGGTGCAGTGGGGACTCCTCCCATTAACTCTGCTGCACCCACAGGCTCCCCAATGCCTTTACCCAATGTGGCGCCCCCACAGGTAGCCACAGCTAATCCGATTGTATTACCGAATCCACAGGATCGTTTTTTAGCAGAACGCTTAGGAAGAACTTAGCATACGATCACGCAAACGTTTAGCACGATCACCGACCTGAGTAGCCCATTTAGAATCCATCATCTCTACAGCAGCCGTTTCCCACTGAGAAGTTTGCACTGCCGCGAGAAAACGCTTAAACCCGCTTAGACGTGGGTAGCCTAAATTGAAACACATATTAGCCATGATACGTTGACGATTATCGTCTAGGTTACGCCACCACGGTTCATTTCTATCTAATTCGCTACATACTATGTCGATGTCCTGATCTAAACATTCCCGGATTCTTTCTTCAGAGATCGGTGTCCCTACAGGTTGTCCGTGTTCTTCGTCCTTTGCCGTAATTAGATGTCCTACCCCCATGGTGGGATAGTCGAGATGGTCTAAATAAATTTCGTACTTATAACCCTCATCCATAATAAGCTCTTTCATTAACTTTTCTTTATTCATCTTCTTCTTCGTCATCAAGACTACGATAGTATTCCACAATTGCCAGAATATCCCTAGTATATCTTTTAATTTCTGCCATGTTATTACTGATGTTTTCATAGTCTTTAGTAGTCAGCGCATAGTACGCTTGGCGAGGAGCCTTTCCTTCTTCCACCAATTGGAGATATTCTGTCAGTATCTCCGGTGTCAGTATCTCCCAATCCACTGTAACCAATTGCATTTCCATGGGTAATGGTGGGTGAAACATAGGTGGTCTCTCTTCTATATTAACCACCTCTATCGGTTTGGTTTTAGCTCCTCCGAACTGAAACATAGAACAGGCGCTTAGAGTTAATAGAATAAAAGCTATTCCTAAGACTTTAGTTACTCTCATCTACCCGCTCACGTTTTCGCCATCTTTTTTTTTACCCTTACCTTCTGGTTCTTCAGGTTTCTCATCAAACTGGTTAGGGTTGGTAAGTTCCACCAAGCCATCAAAGACACGCTTGGTTGCCTTATTAACCTTACTTTCCAGTAGTTTGGGCTTTGCCATTGCCAATGCGTCTAAATCATGGCGAGCAAAGGTCTGCTTGAGGGCGTTAACCTCACGCATATTCTCCTGATTCTTTTTAGTAAGACTGTCGATTTGGGCGTAAGTCTTTTGCTGTTGCTCTAAATTCTTTCTAATCTGCTCATTCTGTTTGGCGATTTCACCCTCAAGAACAATGGCATTGCCTTTTAAGATAGCAATTTCATCGTTGAGTTTACCGATCCAAATGTATGAGCCACCAGCAACTAATAACAATGCTATGCCTAGCCCAATCGAAAGTTTCATTCCCCTGCTTTATTCTTAGCTTTCCCAATATTTAAAGCGCACACATCAATGATCTTGTATAGCTTTCCTATCCATTTATCATCTTTGGGTGTGGGTGTAATAGCTGCTATTGCTGACGCAATAAACACTATTGCACTTATTATAAGTCCGATTGTTATTAACATATCTGCCTCCTAATCATTAATTATTTCACGACTTGGCACTTCAATGCCACATTTTTCTAAAGTGTCTGATGCAACCATTTGCATAACACCGCCGGAAATACCTCCTCTCGCAATGATTGTTAAAGCATTAACGAGTTCTATTTCCTTCTCTTTCTGTGTCAGTTGTTGGTTCATATTTTTCCCTCTCTTCAAAAAATAATGGATCAATAGCCACATAACGGGAACTCGGTCTGCCTCTACCTTCTGTCTTGAAGGTACGTTCTTGAATTTCTCCACTGGCTATTAACCTGTCAATAATTTCACGAACTTCGCGACGAGGCATAGAGCGAAATATTTCATGACGGTCTATGTCGCGCTTAGAGATACCGCCTTCTCCCATTTCACGAATATAGTTTAACACTATTTTAAACTTACTTTCTAATTCACTGCTAGAAACGTATTTACGACAAGCTTCGACCAATAAACGGTCATAGTAAAAAATGTAATCAATTGCCCATTTGGTAATCTCTGAATCAATCTGCTTGCATTTAGGATTGTCAGCGAGCGCTCCTATCATTGCCAAGCGCATTGCTTTTTCCCGGGTTCTAGATAGAAGCACTTCGAGTCCGTCTTTCTCTAGAATAACCTGATGATCAACCAATACTTTTTCTAGCGACGCTAAGAGTTCTTTTGACCTATCATCAAACGGAATAGTTTCTGCATCCATGTGTATCATACCGTTATTGCGCACTGACTCTTCAATCAAATTGTGAGTCTCGCGCACGGTGTTTACCCAGCGTACGATGGAACGTGGGGGTTCAATAAGTTCTATTAACTTACCTACTACCCTTGGTAGGGTGCTTTCACAAACGATGAAACGATTTAAGAAGCCGTCAGCAATTCTTCCCCCTGACAAGGCGCCGTAAAAATTACGGGGCACCGTCATTCCCAGCAATGTAACTGCGGGTTGATGACAGTAGCGATTCATCATGTCGCTAACTTGCATGGGAGTGGCATTCATCATCGAGTAATTATCTGGACGAATGGTACCGTGGCACCTTCCCCAACATTCCATTAGTACCTGAATACCATCTTCTTTGTTGAAGTTACTGGATTGGTTAATGGATTCTAAGCGTTTACCGAACTCATCCATTATGGATATATGAGCCGGTTTAAAACGCAGTGCTGAAAAAACAGCCCCCGCTGAAGTATAGCCGTCCCCGGCTAGGAGATAATCAGCCTCACTGGCTTCTAGTATAGCTTCAATAACTGTCTTGCTGTTTTCCTTACCTTGCCCGGATTTGGCAACATTCATGAAAAACAGACTGGAATAATTATTGAGATCGGTTTTGTATAACCGACCGAGGACGACGCTACCCAATGCAAGGGATGTTTGCATTGATAGGTGTGGTTGAGATACACGGGCTATATCTTCCGCGTATCGCCATATTTCTTTTAGAGTTCCCGGTGCTTCTAATAAGTTATCGGGTTCTTGAATGTCTTCTTTTTTTTCTACGTATAGTGGTGCGAGTTTTTTATTGGCTTCGTTGTGAGCGTGAGTTTGAGCAATACTCTTAACGGTAGTAACAATCTCTGCGTCTGGTAATGGAGGAGAATTTTTGATGTTCCATTCGTTTAAAATAGCGATGGTTTCTTCGATGGATAAGTTCATGCCAATATACTTACCCGCTAATCTAGCTGCTGTGTCGTTCCTACTGCCACTAGGCACTCCGTCTAGAGTTAAAGGTTCAGGAATGTTTAAAGCACCACTGCCGTTTAACATTTTAGAAATGTTGCCGGTGCCTCCAGTAATGATCTCTCCCTTAATGTTTTCAATATCCTCCATGGTTAGTTCAGGAAGATCGTTGAAGTCATGAACGTCAAACCCCTCATCTAATTTAGGTTCGTAGGTGGCGCCACTGGAATGAGTATTGAAAGGAGCGATTACGTAACCGCCTTTTCCTTTTATATCTATTTCTTTTTCAATGGTTACCTTGTCACGACGTGCAGTATAAAGACCAAAGCCGATGTTGTTCTTATAGTAAAAGTGAACCCCACGCCCGGTGGTTACACGAAAAGGAGTGAAGGTTAAATTCTTAGCACACCACCCTACGGCTTCCGGTGTGTCAGCGTCCACCACAATAAATTCCCCACAGATAAGAGCGGGGATAACGCCTGTAGCGTTTTGAAACCAAAGACGTATCTGTTGGTCAGTGGGGGCAGCTTCGGTTTGGTACGCTTTCCAAGGTACAACAGACCTTTTTTCAGCGCGCGTTACTGGTATTACCTTAAAACCGTATTCAACAAATCCTAGGGCAATATCTAAAGCGGAGCTATCCGGGCTTAGGCTCCAGTCGATCACTTTACAAAGCGGTCTGTTCTACCGGTCCGTAAATACTTTCCCAATTCAACTTACCACCGGACTTAGAAATAATTTTTTTTGCTTCCTCAACCCGGGGTTGACGTTGTTTGTAGCGCCAACTGCGAATGGTAGTAATTTTAGTATCGAAAAGTTCGGCTGCGGCATCTTCACCTACGAACTCAATATACTCTTTAAGACTCATAGACATCGTTTACTCCTTATATTCAAAATGTATATTCAATGAACTATACATTGTGTTTGACACAAATGCAAATATGATTTAGTATGAGCGTGAACTATAAATAAGGAGAAGCCAATGGCTGATATAACTTCGCGATTCGTAGCCCCATCTAAACTGGTTGAACGTCAAGGCGTTTGCCTCTTGGTGTACGGTGCTGCCGGATCAGGAAAAACAGTTCTGTGTACCACTGCCCCATCTCCCACACTTATTATAAGTGCAGAAGGTGGATTACTTTCTATTCGTAACGCTGATGTGAAAGCGATAGAAGTAAAGTCAGTGGCTGACATTAATGAAATCTATGATTACCTTTACAATCATCCTAAAGAATTTAAAACCGTGTGTTTGGATTCTGTTAGTGAAGTGAGTGAGGTGGTCTTAGCTAACGAGAAGGAAAAGACTAAGGACCCGCGTCAAGCTTACGGTACCGTCATTGATGAAATGATGCGTTTGCTCAGGCAGTTCCGCGATCTTCCGATGGACGTCGTAATGACAGCTAAACAGGAACGCCTTCGTGATGAAGGTCAAGGAGGAGGCTCGGTCCTCTACATGCCCTCAATGGTAGGGGCTAAACTACCACAAGCTATCCCCTATTTGTTTGATGAAGTATTCGCACTGCGTGTGGATAAGAATGATGAAGGTGAAACCACTCGTTGGTTACAAACCGAGAAAGACTGGCAGTATGAAGCCAAAGATCGTTCCGGTGCGTTAGATCAATTTGAAGTGGCTGATCTTTCTCATATCTTCTCAAAGGTAAGGGGTGGTCTCAATAAATCTAAAACAATAAATAAGGAAACAAACAATGACGAAACTTAATTTTGATGTTGAAAAAGTTCTTAGCGAACTACCTGAAGAGGATCGTGGATTTGAACCTTTACCAGATGGCTGGTATGAGGCTCAAGTAAACGCTTCTAGTATTAAAACTACCAAAGCCGGAACCGGTGAATACCTTGAACTGGAATTCGATATTATTGGGGATGATTATAAGGGACGCAAAGTATGGACGCGTCTTAACTTAAAGAACCCTAATAGTCAGACCGTAGAAATAGCGCAAAGGGACTTTGCAAAACTGTGTAAAGCGATTAAACTTCCTTTTGTAGAAGACTCTGCTGAATTGCATAGCAAGCCTGTGCAGATCAAGGTTGCGTATAGAAAAGGTGAGGGAGAGTACGGTCCCACAAATGATATACGCGATTACAGGGCTTCTGCATTAGGTATTGGTACTCAAGTTTCTGAGGACAAAGAAGAGTCTCAAGAAAAACCATCTTGGTCCAAGACCTAATCTTCCAAACATAGGGGGCGTTCACACTAATCGCCCCCTCCTTTTTCATGTTTGTACTGAGGGACTATCAAGAACGAGCCATCGGTTCGATCTACGATTACTTTGAGAGCAACACCGGTAACCCGTTGGTTATCATGCCGACCGCCAGTGGTAAGTCCATTGTGATCGGTGATTTTATCCGTGGTGTTTTAAACGATTACCCGGGTCAACGTATCCTCATGCTGACACACGTTAAAGAACTGATAGAGCAGAACTACGACAAACTAAAAGCGATCTGGAGCGAAGCCCCCTGTGGTATCTACAGTGCTTCGTTAAAGCGTCGCGATACACAAGACGCTATTACGTTCGCCGGCATTCAATCGGTGTATCGACGCGCTGAAGACTTGGGTCATTACGATCTGATTCTGGTGGACGAATGTCACCTGATTCCGGTATCCGGTATGGGACGTTATCGTAGTTTTTTATCAGCAACTCAGGAGATTAATCCGGCGGTCAAGGTCGTGGGCTTCACGGCAACACCCTACCGCTTACGCTCCGGACTATTGACTGAAGGAGAAGATCGTATTTTTACAGACGTGGCTATTGATTTATCCAGTGGAGAAGAAATGCTCAAGATGATTGAGGAGGGCTACCTAGCCCCTCTGGTGTCTAAATCAATGAACACGGCTTTCGATATAGAAAACGTACACATTAGAGGTGGAGAGTTTATCCCCTCTGAACTACAGGAAATCATGGGAGATGCAGGCAATACGCACGCCGCTTTGGAAGAAGTGGTGAGGTATGGCACCGAGCGTCGTTCATGGTTAATCTTTTGCAGTGGGGTTCGACATGCAGAAAACGTCACCCAATTGCTAAGGGATCAATATAACATTCGCGCTGAATTGATCACGGGACAAACTCCCATTAAGGAACGCGAACGTATTATTGAACAATATAAAACCGGCGTCATTCAGGCACTTGCCAATTGCGATGTACTGACGACCGGTTTCGATGCACCGGAAACGGATATGTTGGTCTTTCTAAGACCGACCCAATCTACGGGACTTTTCGTACAAATGTGCGGTCGCGGTATGCGTCCGGCTGAGAACAAAGAGAACTGTCTGGTGCTCGATTTTGCACGCAACGTAGAACGGCATGGTCCGATCAACGATGTGCGTCCGCAAGCTACGGGAAGGAGAAGAGGACAAGTCAGCACGTCTCCTGTAAAAACTTGTCCTGATTGTCGCAGTATCGTGCCCATCTCCTTTCCAAGTTGCCCAGACTGTGGGCATCATTTTTCTGAACGTACTCTGGACATTGACAATACCGCGAGTGAACTGGAATTAATCAGACACAATCTAGACCCGAGTGAATACATTCGCAGTTTAACGGTGAGAGATGTTAATTTCTTTAAACATCGTAAGCAGTTTGTGGCGGGGGCTACCCCCACTCTACGTGTAGAGTACAGTTGCGGTCTCAGCACTTTCTCAGAGTGGGTGTGCTTTGATCATCACGGCTATCCAAAGCGTAAAGCTGACCAGTGGTGGCGTCGTCATGTGCGCTCGGATTATATTGCGCACAATGTTCCGAGCAGTGTGGAAGAAGCGTTGTCGCGTGTTGGTGAATTGCAACAGCCGGACACAGTGACTATTAATTTTAAAGACAGGTATCCAAAGGTGATAGATTATGACAGAGAATCCTAGAGTGTATCCGTTTCAACGTGGCGATGACTATTTCTTTATTAGTTACGATCACCCTGAACGCGGTGTTTCGTGGGCAGGCAGTCCGGTTGAAAACGTACGTATCGGTAATCAGTGGAGTCGTAAGTATGGTTTCTTTAAATGGGATGAGCTTCTAAGCAATAAAGGACACATGGTGATGGCTAATAAGGAAATGGGGGAATGGGTAGAGCCAATAGAACATGATGATCTATACTGGGCGGTACCTTTTTAAAAATGAACTGTTGGCATTGTAATACTAAACTGATCTGGGGTGGAGATCATGACGTGGAAGAAGAAGACGAACCATACGTCATGGTTACCAATCTTAGCTGTCCTGAGTGTGGGTCTTTTGTAGAAGTCTGGCTACCCAGACAAGGGCATTAACGTTTAAAAAATTTTAAAAATCTTGTAAACAACGCTTCTTCAGAAAGGTTTTTTGAGACTGTCCAACTTTTACCCCCCTCCTTGTTTTCTTCGTAATGCACATCTCCATTCTTAAATCGTGTTTCTATAATTCCGTTGTTAGCTTGTATGGATGTGACTTGTTTACCCCACTTCTCTGCCTTTTGTTTAAGCCTAGCTTCCTCTACCATGTTTTTGTATTCAGTCATCGCCCTTGTCCTCTGTTTCTTCTATAACTTCTTTGACTTCACTTAACCACCCATACAACTTATCGTGGTTTTCCTCACTCAAACTTCTTGTAGGATTTGTATAAAATTCCCTTACTGCCCTGTCGCTACAACCAGTGTATTTACCTATCGAAACATGAGTAAACCCATACTCTTCTACAAGCATTTTAATATCCTGTCGCATCTGGATAGCTTGAATTTCTGGTATGTCTCTAAGAGTCATCGCCCTTGTCCTCTTTTCTTAAAAACTCCTTTCCCCCATTTTCATACCAATTTTTTAATTTATTCATATCTCTTTTATATTGATCTTCAAGTATAAAAAACTTTGCAGTTAAAATTGTTTGAACAGACTTTTCGCCTACCAAATACATAAACCAGTGTATTTTGTTGAATTGCTTTCTACTAATAATACGACCCTTAAGTTCTTCTTCCAATGATTCTGGAATAAACAATGACTTGGGGTTTATCCAGCTTCCATCTCCAATGCAAGTAGTTTGAATGTCTTTTAATTCACTCATCGCCCTTGTCCTTTAATTCTTCCCAAAAGTAATCAATCATATATTCCATTAATTTACATGCCGCAATAGGCTTCCCATTGTTTTCTTTGATTATTTGCCATTTACTTAAATGTTGTTTACTAACCCTTGCAGAGAGAAGTTCTGATGATCTGGCTTTTCCTTCTGGTAATTTAATTGGTTTCATCGCCCTTGTCCTCTGTAACGAGACTTACCCCTCATTCTGCGTGTGTGTTTATTCATTGTGGACGTGGCGATATTCTTAGTTCTGGACTGACAGGTCTTTTTAGGAGACTTGTGTTCGTCCATCTTTGTTGGTTGTCTAAACATCTTAGGCATACTACACCTCGATCTCGCGCACTACTGCGCCATTGAATGG